TGGCGTATTTGGTTTCTTCTTCGTCATCATCTTTCTTTTTCTTTGCTTCGCATACACCATATACAGAATCAGTCACATATTCCTTTACACCATTAAGCATTTCATTTACTTTGGAGTATAAAAGGTTTTCGGTTGCTTCTTTCGCATCCGAAATGTTTCCGTCTAGTAGGTCTTTGATGATGTTTTCTGTTGTCATTTTTACTACCCTTATTCGTCAAATTGATTATTACAGAAGTCTAATACTTTTGTATAGTCTTCCTCGGATTCTTCTAATAATGCTCTCATCTTCTTTTGATTTTCCTCGATTAGAGTATCATGCACAGAAGTGAGATTAGTTGCATCTTCTTGTGTAATATGTATGTTTGTTCCGTCTTTGGGTTCAAAATTTACACCATTTTCACTTTCTAGTGCTTCTTGTATTGATGATATGATGTCATTCATTGTAGTTTCTTCCTTTATTGCTTTCATTTCTTTTGCTAGAAAACCTATCATAGTGACCATTTCTTTGTCTTTGACTCCTGCTATCGATACAGTTTTACCTCCTGCTTTACTGATTGCCCTAACATTCCTTTGATTGATTCCGGCAACGGTAATAGCCGACACAAATTTCTTAGCGTCTGATGCTGATTTAAATTTATATGTTATAGGTTTCATTGGTCTTCTTCCTCTGAAGTATCTAGTAAATCAGATGCAATTTCCATCTCTTTATTTGCTAATTTTTCTCCAATTCTTTCGCCAACCTCAGAGTTGAACGCAGAATAAAATTCTTCTTTATCTCCGTCAAACACAGAAGCAACCATATCATCCATATAATCTTTTTCGTTATCCATTAATATTATCCTTCTTCTTCTTCTTCTTCTGGCTCTAGATTAGAACCTTCTTTTTGTATTTGTTCGTCAATTTTTGCAATTTCTTCTTCGGATTGTTGTAAAACATTCTTTCGTATCCAATCTGTAGAATAATATTTACCAACATATTCCTCCATTTGGGTAAGTACATCCAACCTATCTTTCATTAATTCTGTTTGTTTTAGTTCCGAGAAATATGAATCTTGGTTGTATATAAACTGAATATCTGGAGAGATTTTATCCCAATCTTCCTGTGACATTACACCCTTGAGTATAAGTTGAACACGCAAGAGTTGAAGAAACATATCAGAAAATCTCATTCTTAGTTTTTCGATAAACTTATAGAACTTTACTTCATCTCTAGTAATCTCAGCAGAACGACCCATATTAAAGCCACTCTCTGCTTCCATTCGACTTACAGGAACATTCAAAGAACGGTAAACTTTCTTGAGTAGATAATCCACATCTTCCATTTCACCGAGATTTTGTCCACCGTCAAGTGTAGTAATTTCTGTTCCTCGTCCACCTTCTCGTCTTGGCAGCCAGAAGTCTTCTAGCATGTGAAGGTGGTTTCTTCCATCCGAAATTTTGCCAGTTCCTGAATCGTATGTCAGTTTATTTCTATATCGATTCATAATATCACGAAGATATTGCTCTGCTTTATTCTTTGGAAGATTACCCACATCAATATAAAATATTCTTCTTTCTGGGGCACGAGATATTCGGTAAATAACTACCGCATCTTCAATTTGTCTTAGCATGTTTGTTGGTCGTATGGCTTTTTGTAGATATCCGACCACTCGTTTTGTTGATAAATCTATAACACCAGAATGCACATAACAGATAGAATCTGTTGAAATTTTGATACCTGATGTTGGTGTGGTAAATACTGAATCTTTACTGGTATCTGTATATACATAAAATTCTTCTACCTTTTTCACAAAAGGAACTCTACCAGTACCAATATGTCTTTGTTCTTTTTCTACTTTTCTAATTTTTTTAATCTTAACTGGGTCTATTGCACGAAGTTCTTTAATTCCTTTTTGGGGGTTATCCGTATCAATAACAATATGATAATATAACTTACTATCGATATACCACCTTCGGAATAAATCCACTCCCTTTCTGTGGAATTCTAACATTCGTAGAATACCATCATACTCATCATATATTCTATGTTTAATATTATCGGATAACTTAACAGATTCTAAATCTAGTTTAATTGGTTTACTGTCTTTATCGAGTATAATAGAATCGTTAATAATATCTTCAATTGCTTGGTCTACTTCGGGGAATAACGACATATTCCTATATTGCATTATAAGATTGTTTTCATCACGAACAGAACCAGAGAAATCTACGAGTGTCCCGAAAACTCCGCCGGTTTCTAATGTATAAGTACCATCGTAACTATCTGGTGCTACAAATGATTCTTGTTTCTTCGATTCTTGCGGTTCTACAGGGTTGTTTTTCCCTATGCTGTAACCAAAAAGTTGTATGGGCATAATATAAATTCCTTATGATGATTGTTACTATATGTATAATACTTTAATCATCATCTAGAAATGATACCCCATTAACACTTTTCAAGATAGTCGTATGCAAGAGTTATTGAATATTCTGTTAATGTATCTGCTACATCAAAACTCAAATCAATTGCTCCAACTTCTACAGGCCATGTTCGCATCAGTCGTGTGCATCTGATAACATTACCCATCATATCCAATTGCTGGACGGTGGCAGTACCAAAATGTGCGCCTGTGCCTGATAAAACACTAGGACTAGCAACGATATTTTCTTTATGGAAGTTAAAATCTGAATGCCATCTCTCAAAGTGGTCACGAATTCCGAATGTGGTTTCATCAATCATTGTGATATTCCACTCTGGATATGCTCTGTCGCCAGGAAGTTTAGCAACACGACCACGAAACGGAACTTGAAGTATACCAACAGTTTCAGCAGGCATCGACGCGGCTTTACAGTGAAATTCAAAGGCAGGTCCACCAGTACCGTATGGGCCCATTGTCAAATTAACTACAAACCTATTTGGTCGAGTTCCACCATCAAAATTGGTCTTGAAGGTGTCTATGTCCATTTTATGTGTCATGTGATATTACTCCTTAATGTGTAATCTTATCTATTCTATTAGGGTGTGAGCCCTGAACTTACTAGTGAACCAGTTAGGTCATCACCAGATGATTTATTTGTGAATGTTAGTTTGATAAAGTTAATACTTTTTGCTGGTTTAATATAAACATCAGCAACAAACTGATTTGAATCTATGATGCTTGAAGTATTATTGGTTTCGTCACAAACAACTCTATAGTCATAAATTCCTCTACGACTCTGTATAGTCTGAAGAACTGGAACTACCGCATTTACAAACGATGCTCTTGTTATTTCATCATTGAATTCAAAGAGTTTATCTCTTGCGGCCGCACCGACTGTCTTCTTGAGGTAGATAAAGAGTCTGGATACATTAATTCTACTTAAAGTGCTTGTTGGTTCTGCACCAGTTTTATCCCCGAACAATACTGTTCCTTCGCCTGGGAAGGTGGTAACTGGGTTAATCTTGAGGTCATACATTGTGTCCATTTCAGCATCTGTTGGATTATCAATAAGACTTACGACATCTAAGATTGTTCCTCGTTTAAATCCGGCAGGTGACCACCAAGGGTCACCGAGTTTATCGTTTCTACAAATACATCCTGCAACATCTGCGGCTATATTTGTGGTAATATAGTTTGGTGAATCTGATGTACCATAATTATTCGTGGTACTTCTTGAGATGTTAAGGTGTTTCTTTTGTCCAAATACACAGATATTAAATTCGTCTGCTGTTCCAACAAAACTCGCGGCACTGGCTGCTTGTCCTGGCGCACAATTATTGATTGCTACACAATCTCCTCTTGTAGTTGCAACAGTCGCACAGACATTTGTACCAGTTGCACCGAAAACTACATCCAAAGCAATACCTTTATCTGTAAGTGCTGCCACACCACTTGCATATTGACTATCACTGCCTGTTGCGGCAACAATCAAAACGCCACCATATTGTAGGAAGTTATGTGATGCCCACCATTCATTTTTCCAAGTTCCTGTTGGACCTTGAGCCCATCTTGCGAAGGTTAGTCCTGCATACGAATTACCAGCAACATAATCTACTGTAGAGCCAGGAACTAGATGATAAAAAGGCGCACCCTGTCCGGCCGCACCAAGTGTGTCCCCACTAGGTTGATGAATTGGTTCGTTAGAGTTCAATCTTGACATGATATCTGCGACACCTTCGAGAGTCATCAAACCTGCATCATATTCTGCGGTTGTTCCGAGTGCGGCAATCAATCCCTTGGTAGAGGGCATTCCACCACGAGCCAAAGCACCCGATTCTGTATTTGGGATAAAGAAACTTTGGTCTTCTACTATTACTGTTACATTTGGTCTTGCCATTCTTAATCTCCTAGAAAGATATGTACTATTTAATCAAAAAAGATTTACTTTTTATATTCGTATTCTTGATATTTATAATTTTCAATTTTTAGGGACTTCAAACCACCTTGTTTCCCCGTCCCATTCCCCTGCTCCTGGTTCATCCATTACAAATCCAAATGGTAGCAAATCATCTTCAATTTCTCTTATTTGGTCTTCATATATTTGGGTACGGACATCACTGTCTGTTAGAGATTTAAAATATTCTTGTCTAGTCATCCATGCAAATAAAACCAAACACATTGCTAAATCGTCTGTATGCCCGTCATCTGCTTCAAATGAGTTCTTCTTAGCAACAAAGGTAATTAATTCATTAATGATGTCCATATCTTCGATGATAAATTTGTCTTCTTCTATAAGACTTTTCAACAACGAACATCCAAGTTTCTTCACCGGCATAGTAGTACGAACACCCAATTGTGACTGTGACCTATTACCGCCAAATCCACCATTCATTACTTGCCCCGCACGACCTTTATATGTGGTCATCAATACATTTTCATATTCTAAGTCTTCGTGTAGAATGTCTGCAACTTGACCACCAATGTCATTTATTTCAATTAAAACCCCAGCGTTGTTATATTTTGTTGCAATTGCACGAATGACGGTAGGATATACCATAGGGGATACTGTGTTGTTTCTATATCTTGCGACAAGTTTATATGGCATCTCAGTTGTATCCACCACAACAAATGCACTATAATCCTTTCCTTGCCCCCTTGCAGTATCTACTGTGATGAAATAGTCCCTGTCTTCTTTGGGTTCTTCATAAATCCACAACCCATCTGCATCCTTTGTCTTGGGTGTTATCCAATTCAATGTGCGAAGTTTAGCAGAAGAAATTAGAGTGTTTTGACTGCCCAAGAAGTCGCAAATAAATTCTTGTTGGAATTGCTCTGCACTGGTATTGGCAATAGTTTCTTCTTTCCACTTTTCATCTCGTAACGGACCACCAGGATATTGTGGTACTTCATTCCATTGAACTTCAATTGGAATATAATCGTTTTTGCCAGATTCTCCTGGTTTCTTTGTCGCACCCTTCCAATAATAATAGAACATATTCAATCCGTTTGGTGTTGAAATCATAATCACTTTGGTGTCTTGCCCTGCGGAGATTGTCGGATATACAGAATTAAAGAATTCTTCGGCAATATTGGTAGGAACATGTGCGAAT